AAAAAATCAGAAGGTCGAATGGCTAAATCACCCACCTGGCAGCGTTCTGCTGGCAAAGACCCAAAGGGCGGTTTGAATGCCAAGGGCCGCGCTAGTTACAATCGTGAGACGGGCGGCAATTTAAAGCCGCCTGCGCCTAATCCTAAGACGAAGGCAGATGCGGGTCGCAAGGCTTCGTTTTGTGCTCGCATGAGTGGGATGAAGGATAAGTTGACGAGTGAGAAGACTGCTCGCGATCCTAATTCTAGGATTAATAAATCTTTGCGTGCGTGGAAGTGCAAATGAGGGAAGTTTGGGACAAGTCTAGGCCTAAAGGTCTTGGCAAGCCGGATAAGTTGAGTAAGGGGCAGAAGGTATCTGCTAAGGCTGCTGCTAAGAAGGCTGGTCGTCCTTATCCTAATTTGGTTGATAATATGCGTGCGGCGAAAAAAAATAAAAAATAATTTTACAAACGGAACTCATGAAAGACCTCTCATCCATCTACGCTGAGTTTGTCGCGGCGTATCGTGATGAGCCTGTGTTGTTTGTTACTGAGGTTCTTGGTGCTGACCCATTACCCTGGCAGCGTGAGTTTCTGACGTATGCTGCTAAAGGCGAGCGTCGGATTAGCGTTCGCGCTGGTCACGGTGTTGGGAAGTCTACAGCCTGCGCCTGGTTGCTTCTCTGGCATATGTTCACCCGCATGCCTCAAAAGGCAGTTTGCACAGCCCCGACTGCTGGTCAGTTGTTTGATGCGTTGTTTAGTGAAGTAAAGCATTGGGCAAATAAATTACCCGCCCCATTGCGGGATACGATTGAGATATTCAGTGATAGAATTGTTCAAAAGGGCGCTCCAGAGAGTAGCTTTATCTCTGCAAGAACTAGTTCGGCTGAAAGGCCGGAAGCGCTCGCTGGTGTCCACGCCGAGAATGTTCTGCTCATCTGTGACGAAGCCAGCGCTATACCCGAGGCAGTTTTCGAAAGTGCCGCCGGCTCGATGTCTGGGCATTCCGCGACGACCGTATTAATCGGCAATCCGACAAGAAATACTGGATTATTTTTTAAGACCCATCACCAGTTGTCTTCTGATTGGAAGACGATGCATGTGAGTTGTTTAGATAATCGTTTAGTTGCCACTGACTTTATTAATCAGATTAAGTCTACTTACGGCGAAGGCTCGAATGCCTTTCGTGTCCGTGTCCTTGGTGAGTTTGCACTTAGAGACGACGATAGCCTAATTCCTGCCGAGCTAGTTGATACGGCAATGTCTCGAGACGTTGCTATTAATACCACTGAGCCGATTGTTTATGGCGTTGACGTTGCCCGCTTTGGCTCGGATAGGACGGTTATCTGTAAAAGACAGGGTAATGTCGTTCTCGGCTTTAAGCATTGGTCTGGCGAAGACTTAATGGGAACTGTTGGCCGGATTGTGCATGAGGCGAGTTTAGACAAGCCTAGCGAGATAATGGTTGATAGCATTGGGTTAGGTGGCGGTGTAGCTGATAGGCTACGTGAGCTTGGCCATAATGTCCGTGATGTGAATGTTTCTGAGAGTGTTGCTTTAAACCAGCAAGCTGCTCGGTTGCGTGATGAGTTATGGTTAGACGCGAAGTCTTGGTTAGAAACTCGCGCTGTTCGCTTGCCGAAAGATGATGAATTGAGGGCTGAATTAATTGGCCCGACTTATTCGTTTACGAGCAACGGCAAGATAAAAGTTGAAGGCAAGTCTGAGATGAAGCGTCGTGGCATGCGTTCACCAGATTTGGCAGATGCTTTGTGTTTAACATTTTCCGGCCATGCAGCATTAGTCGGCGGCAGAGCATCCAAATGGATATCTGGCCAGCCATTGCAGCGCCGTGTTTCGATATGTTGATAGGATAGGTTTTAATGGCTCGTCGCAGACGCCGCCGCATGCAGTCTGAAATGATTGCATCGGATGATATCGCTATGTCTATACCCGCTTTACCAGCGGATGAAGATTACGCGGAAGATATGTCTGAAGGTGGGTATGAAGATGAACCCCAGGAAGATGCGCTAGTCAACACACCGCTGAGTGAAGAGGAATTTGCTGGCCGCGTTAGAATGGCTATTGCTTCTGCCGAGCGTTTTATTGACGACCATGTTACGCCTCATCGTGTAGAGGCGGCTAAATATTATCGCGGTGCTTATTTCGGTGATGAGGAAGAAGGCCGCTCTCAGGTAGTGTTATCTGAGGTCAGAGATACGATCCAGGCAATGATGCCGAGCTTGATGAGGATATTCACCTCTGGGCAGAAGATTGTTGAATATATGCCTCGCACGCCGGAAGATGTTTTAGTTGCCGAGCAAGCGTCTGATACGGTTAATTTCATCTTTAACGAGATGAACCCAGGGTTTCAGATATTACACTCAGTGTTTAAGGATGCTTTGCTTAAAAGAGCCGGCATTGTCACTTGGTGGGCCGAGAGTGAAGATAAGGTAGTAGAAAAGCATTTCTCAGGCATGACTGAGGACGAGGTTTTACTCTTTAGACAGAATAATCCGACTGCTGAATTTACCTATATTTATCCCGAAACTAGTATAAATCCATTATATCCGACGACGTATAAGTTTTGCGTTAAGTTAGTGGATCGTCAGGCAAAATATCGTATTCGCGCATTGCCGCCTGAATGCTTTATCATTGATAAACGCGCCCGCGATACAGATAGAATGTTTGATATTATCGGATACAGAGATTTAGTATCTGTATCAGATTTAATTGAAATGGGCTTCGAGGAGGAGGACATCCTCGAGCATGGCGCACCTGGGGATGACGATCTCTGGGTCGCAGAGATGGAAGAGCAGGAACGCAATCCTGGCTATGAAACGCCTTATGACGATAATGAGCCGTCATTAAAGCGCGTAAAATATATGAAGGTTTATCTTCGTATTGATAAGGACGGCGACGGTATTGCTGAGCTTCGGTGTATCCATGCTATTGGCGATACTTGCTATATCCTTAAGGATGAAGTCGTAGATCACGCCCCGTTTGCGTTGTTCTGTCCAGATCCAGAGCCGCATACTGTATTCGGCCATTCGTTAGCTGATTTAACGATGGATCTGCAGAGAATTAAATCTCACGTTATGCGGGCTACATTGGATAGCCTTGCGCAGTCGATATTCCCCAGGACTGTTATTGTTGAGGGGCAGGTCAATATTGACGATGTATTGAATAAAGAAGTCGGCGCAGTAGTCAGAGCCAGACAAATTGGCGCAGTGCAAGATATGTCTACGCCATTCGTTGGCCAGGCCGCTATGCCTATTCTTGATTACCTTGACCAGATCAAGGCTCAAAGAACTGGAATTACCCCGACAAGCCAGGGGTTAGATGCCGATGTTTTACAGTCAACGACACGCGCTGCGGTTAATGCTCAGATATCTGCCTCGCAAGATAGAATTGAGCTTATTGCAAGAACATTTGCTGAAACCGGCATGCGGCAATTATTCAGCGGGCTTTTAAAGCTCATTACCCGCCATCAAGATAAGCCTTTACTTATTCGTCTTCGTGGTCAGTGGGTGCCTGTAGATGTGTCCCAATGGGATGCAAATATGGATTGTATTGTATCTGTTGCTTTAGGCCGAGGCGATGATGCTCAGCAAATGGGCTTCTTAACTCAGGTAGCTCAAAAGCAAGAGCAGATACTTCAGCAAATGGGTTTATCTAATCCGCTTGTTAAGCCAAGCCAATACGCTAACACGCTTAATCAGATTGTTAGAAAAGCTGGATTTAAAAACCCAGAAAGTTTCTTCTCACCGATTAGCCCAGAGCAAGATGCGCAAATCGCACAAGCTCAAGAAGCATCCAAAACACAGCAGAAAGATCCAAATCAACTGTTAGCTGAAGTTGAATTAGCCAAGGCTCAAGCGGATACTTTCGCCAAGCTACAATCGCAAGCCATTCAACGCGCACAGTTACAATTAGACAGCGATTTAAAGCGCGACCAGATGGAAGCGGATATCATCTTAAAGGCAGCGGAAATTGCTGCAAAGAATGGCACGCAAGTTGATTGGGCGGCAATTATTGAAATGACGCGACAGCCACGCACTGATATTCAGCAACTCGCTCAGACACTCATAGATCAAGAGAAATTAGCATCAGCACAAGTGTTGTCGCAGATTGGCTTAAACCAATCACAGCCACAGCAACAACCCCAGCCATCACCTCAAATGCAGGCAATGCCGCAACCAGTAGGTCAGGCTTAACACCGAGAATTTTATGAGCGAAGACCCAATCAGCCTTGGTGCGCAAGCCCAGGCTGTGATGGATAATCCTGCGTTTCAGAAGGCTATTGCCGAGCTTGAAACAGCAACGATTGAGATGTGGGCTCAAGGTATCTTTAAAACATCACAAGAGCGCGAGGATGCTTATTCTCTCGTTCGCGGCGCACGTTCCTTCAAGATGCGACTAATTCGCTTGCTTGAAGATGCAAAACTCACGAAGGCACAAGCAGAGCAGCGCGAGAAATACCGCGCAAGCGTTGGCACGCCTATTCGCTGAGCAACCCCGAGTAAATTAAATGGCTGATGAAAATCTAGCCGATCCGACAAGCGAAAGCACCGGGTCGATTAGCGAAGCTGCGTCTGCTTTTGAGGCGATCCTGTCCGGTAATGCCGGCAAGACAGAAAAGCCGGAAGAAGAAGAAACAGCACAAGACGAGCTTAAATCCTCAGAGACGGCTGACGATGCGGAAGACGCAGAAGACAGCGAGGAAGATAGCTCAGACGATGAGGCCGAGGAAAAGGCCGACGACGACAAGCCGGAAGAAACTGTCATCACCCTTGAGATTGAAGGGCAAGAGGTCAAGTTTACGAAGGAAGAGTTGAAGTCCGGCGTCCTACGCCAAGCGGATTACACACGCAAAACTCAAGCACTAGCTGAAGAGCGTAAGCAATTTCAGTCTGTCGTTGAGCAAGCAAGTGAGCAAGAAAAAGTCTATGCTCAACTCTTGCCGGTTATGGTTCAGCGTATGCAGCGCAATTTGCCGCAGCCGCCAGACCCATCACTGATAGATACAGACCCCGTTGCTTACCTAAAGCAGGACGAGCGTTACAAGCGCGAAGTGGGTGATTTGCAGGCAGCTGAAGCAGAAATGCAACGCATGTCGCAAAAGCAAAACGCAGACAAAGAGCAAAATCTACAAGCCTATCTGGCACAGAATGCTCAATTACTGCCCGAGCTTATCCCAGAGTGGAAAGACGCGAAAAACTACGAGCGTGACAGACATCGGTTGCGTGATTTTCTCAAAGGTCGCAGCTTTAACGACCAAGAGATAGACCAAGCATACGATGCGCGAATTGTTGCCCTAGCTTATGACGCAATGCGCTGGCGTGAGTTGAAAAACTCTAAGCCAAAGCAATCAGAACCACTTGAAAAAGCCTTGACGCCTAATGCGCCGGTTCAAAAGCCGATGAACACTCAGACTAGAGCTTTAGTCGATGCGCGCAAACGTCTCAAACAATCTGGCAGTGTGCGTGATGCCGCTGCTGTCTTTGAAAGTTTGATATAAGGACACGCTAAAATGGCTAAAGTAACTAATGCCTTTGCGACATATTCGGCTACGGCCAATCGCGAAGATCTCAGTTCAACTATCTACAATATTGACCCTTTCGACACACCATTTATGAGTGCTGCCGGACGGCGTAATGTTAAAAACCGCATCTTCGATTGGCAGACTGAGAGCTTGCCAGCACTTGATACAGCCAACGCTAAAGAGGAAGGCTTTGAGCTTTCCCGTTCAGCTGCAACTGCAACGGTTCGCGTTTCCAATACGACGCAGATTTCTTCGCGCGATGCGACGGTTTCTGGCTCGCAGGAAAGCGCTGACGCAGCTGGCAAGCGTTCGGAAATGGCCCATCAGATGGCGCTTGTTTCTAAGGCTCTTAAGCGCGATATGGAAGCCATCCTCTGCTCTAACCAGGCTCGCGTAGCTGGTAACGACAGTGGCACTGCTCGTAAGACCCGCTCACTTGAGCATTGGATCAGCACCAATGTTGGCGCTGGCGGCACCTCTTATGCGAATGCTGCATCTGAGACGGCTGCTCTTACGGATGGTTCAACATCTGTAGCTCTGACGGAGACTATCTTTAACGATATTCTTCAGACGGCTTACACCAATGGCGCTGAGCCAAAGGTTGTTCTTGTTCGCCCAGCTATTAAGCGTAAGATTTCGTCATTTACGGGCCGCTCTGGTTCGCAAATTGCGGTATCAAAGGTTGAGGCGGTTAACACCGTTGATATCTATCGCTCTGACTTTGGCGATGTAAAAATCCTTCCTTCACGTTGGTTGCGCACCCGCACAATCTCTTCAAAGGAAGTTTCAGCTGCATTGTTCCTTGATCCAGAATACGCTGCAGTCGCTTACTATCGCCCGTTCCAGACGGTTGATATTGCGAAAATCGGCGATGCTGAGACAAAGATGATCCTCGCAGAATACGGCCTTGAGATGGGTAATGAAAAAGCCCACGCTAAGCTGCCTGACATTGCTGCAAGCTGATTAGCTAAAAACTAAAACTAAAAACCTTAGAGGGCTCGCTTCGGCGGGCCTTTTTCTTTTGTGGGCATGAGATGTCACAGAAACAAATCTACGATCACAAGGGCAATGTCGTCCGAGTGCTGCACTCAAATCCAGAAGATGGATTTTTTGGCGACTTCACCATTGAGACGATCGAAGATTGTGAGCCTGTCGTAGATAGCGCCGCTGTATTGTCTGACGATCACGGCAATCATTCCAATTTCAAGCATGTGGCAAGAGTTCCTTTAAGCGTTGCTGAGAAGGCAATGCGTGAGGGCTGGTTCCACGATGAAAAAGCCTGGGCGGTCTGGCTCAACAATAGTGACAATAGAGATTTCCGTGTCTGGAAGGGCCGAGTTTAATGGCAATAACTAACTACACAGAGCTAAGAGCTAGTGTTGCCGATTGGCTTAACAGAGAAGATTTAACGGCTCAAATTCCAGATTTTATCACATTTGCAGAGGCAAGATTAAACCGCACATTAAGAGTGCGTGAGATGCTGACACGTCGTCGGACTGAAACGACTGACGGCTTTATCGGATTACCACCCGATTATTTAGAGACATATCAATTACAGCTGCCTTCGAATGCAACGAATACTCCAGAGCCATTAACATTTATCGGCCCGAATGAGGCGGCTCAGTTTAAAGCCACATCTATGACGGGTAAGACGCGCTATTACACAATTATTGACGGCGCATTTGAATTAATCCCAACGCCTTCATCTAGCGTTGAATTAACGATTACCTATTACGCAAAAGTTCCAGCTTTATCCTCTACGCAAGCTACGAATTGGCTTCTGACTAAAGCGCCGGATTTATATCTCTACGCAACGCTGGCTAATGCCGCGCCGTATCTACAAAACGACGAACGTATCCCCGTCTGGTCGCAGTTGGCGTCAAGCGCCTTCGACGAACTGATGATGGATAGTGAACGTGCGAGCAGGAGCCGCACGAACTTGACTGCCCGCAGACGCGGCTTCTGACTAAGGGAAACTTAAAATGGCTGTTACATATTCATCTACACTGAAATCAAATCGTATGCAGATTGTGGCTGATTTGATTGCTGGCAAGACATTCGCCAATTCAAGCGGCAGCGCTACGGCTGGAACGCTTGTAATCGGCACGTCGGCGCTTTCTGGAGCAACTGGTGTTCTTGCTACCTTCACGCTTGGTTCAACGCCTGGCACCGTTTCTAGCGGTGTTTTAACTGTTTCTGGAACGCCTTTGACGGCGACTGCATCTGCGACAGGAACGGCTGCAAAAGCTGAGTTCCGCGACAATGCAGGCAACGTGATTGTTTCTGGCCTGACAGTTGGAACTGCCTCGGCTGACATCATCATTAACGCTACGGCTATTTCGACGGGTCAGACTGTTACGCTATCAAGCGGCACAATAACACATTCTTAATTTGTGAGGTCGGTAAGAGATGGCTATCCTTCTTAAACACGCAAAGAACGTCACGATTGCGGATGACGCTACGGCTGTAGCCGCTGGACAGGTCGTTCCTACAGATTGGAATGCTAGTCACAATCTTACCGGCGCTGCAAATACTGTTTTAGCTTTTGATGGCTCTGGAAATTCGACTGAGCTTTCAACAACAGGGTCGGGTAATGTTGTCCGAGCAACTAGCCCGACGTTAGTAACGCCTGCGCTTGGAACGCCAGCAAGCGGCAATTTTAGCACAGGCACATTCACCTGGCCGACATTCAACCAGAACACGACAGGAACTGCTGCTGGCTTATCAGCGACGTTAGCTGTTGCTTCTGGCGGCTCTGGTGCGACGACATTAACCGGCGTCTTAAAAGGTAACGGCACATCTGCCTTTACCGCAGCTACGGCAGGGACGGATTACCTTGCCCCGCCGAGCGGAACTGCTCTTTTAAAAGCTAATTCTGGCGGCGCATTAGCCAATGCTACTGCTGGAACTGATTATCTATCGCCGCCTTCTGGAACGGCAATCTTGAAGGCTAATTCTGGTGGTGCGCTTGCCAATGCTACTGCCGGAACTGATTATTTAGCACCTGCTGCAATCGGCGTAACGGTTCAAGCCTGGGATGCTGACTTAGACACCTGGGCGACTAAGACTGCGCCAAGTGGAACTGTAGTTGGCACTAGCGATACTCAGACGCTGACCGCCAAGACGCTCACAGGGCTGAGAGAAACTAGAGTTGCTGTAAGCGCTAGTGACATTGATTTAGCTACGGGTAATTTCTTCACAAAGACAATTAGTGGCGCAACGACATTCACAATCTCAAATGTCCCTGCTTCTGGGACTGTTGGCGCGTTTATTCTTGAGCTAACTAATCCAGCCTCTAACGTCACATTCTGGGCGACAATTAGATGGGCGGGCGGCACAGCGCCAACACCGACGACAACTGGGCGTGATGTGTTTGGCTTCTTTACGCATGACAACGGCACAACCTGGAATGGTTTTTTGATTGCCAAGGATATTAAATAATGGCTGTACGCGATATTATATTTGCTGCTGCTGGTGTTTCTTCTGGCCCGTCCGGCGCGTTAATTGGAACACAAGGCGCTCAAGGTTTCGGTGTGGGTGCGTATCCCGTAACGCTTCCAAGCGGTTTTTCAGCCTTAACTGGATCATCCACTGTTTCGTCAGCAAATTATGGAAACTATCAGTATTCTGATGGCTCGGTAATGGTATTCATTCCGCGCTTTTATTATCGTATTGGTTCCACCAGTAGCCCAAGATATGCGACCTATGGCGCCAATGCGATTGATATTGTAGGGACAGATACATATGCCACTGAAGCTGCCGCAAATTCCGCTGGCTATGCAATGCACCGCGCATTTACAGATGGCGGCTCGGCGAAGTATGGGTTTTTTATTGATAAATATCTTTGTAGTAAAAACGGGACGACATCCGGTCGGTCAGTTCAGAATGGCAACCCGATTTCACTGACGACCAATACAAACTACAATCCATCAAACGGCATGACCGGCTGCACCGGTATTCTCGCTGATGCTGTTGTGTTATCAAGGGCGCGTGGCGCTGGCGTGTTTAATTGTGCATCAATCTTCATGTATGACGCGCTTGCAAAGCTCTCGCTTGCTCACGCGCAGGCCAGCACAAGCACGACCAATTGCGCCTGGTATGACGCGACCAATAATTTTCCAAAGGGCTGTAATAACGGTTCTCTTGCAGACACTAACGACACATCTCTGACATTCACGACCGCTGGCGTGTCTGGCGATACAAAACCGCTTACCGGTTCTGCATCAAACCTAGCAAAATCAACTCACAACGGCCAATTATCTGGTGTGGCCGACGTTAATGGTGCGATGTGGCAAGTGATGCTTGGCGTCACAATGGCTGGGACGAGTGCGACAGATACAACACAAAACACGACAGGCACATCTTATGTGTTAAAAACATCTGTGGCGCTTTCTGCGCTTACTGGAGGCTATGGCGGAACAAACGACGCCTGGGGCAGCACGTCTAATCTTGCAACAAACTACGACGCTATAACAGGCTTCTTGCCTTGGACATCAACAACGGGATGGAATTATTTCGGCAGTGGGTCAAATCAAGTATTTAGCGGCGCAACTAGCGGAACGGATTATCTGCGCTCATGCTCTGGTATTGCCATTCAAACGGGTATGGATGCCACTGGAACGGCGCTGTTTGGTAATGATGGGAATTATCGTTACGGCACAGCTAACCTTTTCCCG